ACAAATCACCGCACCCCTGACAAGGTACGTTATAATATTGTTGATCGCCTTTTAAAAATTCTTTCGCAATAGCTGACTGCCTCGGAAAAACTTCCGACGTTTGGAAAGTGATAGTAATGAAAGGAGCACAATTAGGACTTACCGAATTAGGCAATAATTGGGTTGGGTATGTGATACATCTTAATCCTGGCCCAATGATAATGGTAATGCCTACCGATACTGCTGTTATCAAAAATTCAAAAACCAGAATTACACCAATGGTTGAAAGCACTCCTGTGCTTTCTGAGAAGATAAAAAAAGTAGGTTCAAAAGATGCGGGAAATACAGTTCAGCAAAAAGATTTTCCGGGAGGAGTTTTGTTTATGATAGGCGCAAATAGTCCTGTAGGACTTTCGAGTACACCGGCTGGAAATATATTTTTAGACGAAGTTGACCGTTACCCGTTGTCGGCAGGAGAAGAAGGAAATCCAATTTCGTTGGCCGAAGCTAGAGCGTCCACTTTTTCAAATAAAAAAATATTTGTAATATCAACTCCTACGGTAGAAGGGCAGTCAGCTATTGCAAAAGAATTTTTAAAAGGCGATCAACAATATTACAATGTGCCTTGTCAGGGGTGCGGTGATTTATTTGTTTTGAAATTCGAGTATTTAACCTATGACGAAAACGATCCGTCAACTACCAGAATGTCGTGTCCCGGATGTGGTTTTCTTCACGAAGAAAAACACAAATCCGCAATGTTTCCAGAAAAAGGATATGGAGGGCAAGCCGAATGGATTCCGACAGCTAAACCGTCCGACCCGTTAATTAAGAGTTTTCATATTTCTGGACTGTACTCGCCTGCTGGATGGTTGTCTTGGGAAAGTATAATTAGAAAATTTTTAGATATAAAAGACGAAAACGACAGGATTGTTTTTGTAAATACCATTTTGGCCGAAACCTACAAAATCAAAGGCGATGCCCCAGATAGTGAAAATCTATATAATCGTAGAGAAGAATATGCAATTGGAACGATCCCGCAAGGCGTTTACTTCTTAACAATGGGTGTGGATATTCAAGGCGACCGTATAGAAGGCGAAGTGGTCGGTTGGGGCAAAGGCCGTGAATCTTGGTCAATTGAATATTTTGTTTTTGTTGGCGATACTTCGAAACCCGAAGTATGGGAGAAATTGAGTAACCAAATCACGAAACAGTATGAGTGTGGCGAAGCTATGATGTCAATCAATTTGACATGCGTAGATGCTGGTTACAAAACCTCAACTGTTTATGATTTCGTTTCAAAATTCCAGTATTCCAAAGTAATTCCTATCATGGGTCGTGATTCTGTGAAGGATGTTATGGTATCGCCACCACGGGCGTACAACGTGGCTAAATCTGGTAAAAAAATTGAGGCAAGGAAAATATGGTATCTTGGAACCAGTTTGTTAAAATCGGAACTGTACGGATTTTTGAAATTAAAACCAACTGAAATTGAAGGCGAAAATGGAAATGTTGAAACATATCCAGAGGGTTATTGTCACTTTCCGCAATATGACAGGCACTATTTCAAGATGCTTACAGCCGAGCAGCAGGAGCAGGTTATAAACAAAAAAGGATTTTCCGAATATCAATGGACTAAAAAATCAGGGGCAAGAAATGAGGCTTTGGACGTTCGAAATTACGCCCGTGCCGCTGCTTACATCATCGGAATTGACCGTTTCAAAACCGATACTTGGGACAAAATCAAAGCACAAAGCACGGTAATTGTTGAAAAAATAAAAGAAGCGAAGGTTCCAGAAAAAAAAGAACCTAAAAAAAGAAGTGGGTATTGGTAATTATTTAATTTTAATTATTATATTTGCGTATTATTATAACGTGAAAGATTGTCGCTGTTGCCACTAAAAAAGCCAAGTAATTAAATTAAACACAAATCATAAAAATGCAAAACGAACTTCAAATTAAAGACCAGTCTGGCAATAGCTACAATCGTGTGTTACCGCTTGTTGTTCTGGTCGGTTGTGAGGAATCACAGGCAGTTACAATTGAGTTAAGAAAATTAGGTCACGAAGCATATAGTTGTGATTTAAAAGAATGTTCTGGAGGACATCCCGAATGGCATTTGCAGATGGATGTTTTCGAAGCAATAAAATTGAAAAAATGGGATTTAGGTATATTCTTTCCTGATTGCACATATTTGACTGTAAGCGCAAATAAATGGTATAAAGACCAACCGGAAAGAAAATCAGGAACATTGGTAGGACAAAAAAGACGTGAAGCCAGGGAAAAAGGAATTGAATTTTTTATGAAATTATACAATTGTGAAATTCCTAAAATAGCTATTGAAAATCCTATTGGCGTTATGAGTTCTCGTTTTAGAAAACCAAATCAAGTTTTGCAACCGTGGATGTTTGGTCACGGAGAAACAAAAGCCACTTGCTTATGGCTAAGAGAATTACCAAATATAAAACCAACTAACATTGTTGATGGCAGAGAACAAAGATTACACTTGTTGCCAAAAACAGCAAATAGAGCAGAATTAAGAAGCAAAACTTATCCTGGAATTGCCGAGGCTATGGCGCAACAATGGGCTGGAAAAGTTCTCGTTACCGAAGAAGTTGTGCAATAAGCGGTAACGTTATCTCGCTTGGCGAGGTTGGGAAAAATAAGTCCGAAATTTTAAATTTAAAAACCAACAATGAAAGTACAAGACCAACATAAAATTAAGCCCGAAACCCAATCTTGCCAAACGAGTGTTATGCCTCGTTTATATGTGATGATGTTTTCCTCTGGAAGAACTTCGGCAGCATTGGCAAAATATATCAAATCCAATCCAAAATATAAAAATGTAATTTATGTAATTCTTAATACAGGAAAAGAGAGGGAAGAAAGTTTAATTTTTGCAGACCGTTGCGATAAAGAATTTGACTTAAATTTGATTTGGCTTGAAGCAGTAATTAACGTAGGAAAAGGAAATGGTACAGGTTATAAAATTGTAACGTTTGAAACCGCTTCCAGAAATGGGGAACCGTTCGAATCAATGCTTGGAAAATATTACTTGCCAAACAATGCAGCTGGAATGAATTGCACAAGAGAATTGAAACAACGTCCAATTGATGCTTATTTGAGAGATAATTATAAAGGATTCGATATTAAACGTATAATTGGAATTAGAGCCGATGAAGCGCACAGAAAATCTATTCACGCAGAAAAAGAAGGTTTAATTTATCCTTTCTGTGACGAGGTTCCGATAGACAGCAAAAACATTAGAAAGTTTTGGTCTGAAATGCCTTTTGATTTAGAATTAAAAGACTATGAAGGAAATTGCGATTTATGTTTTAAAAAGTCACTGAAAAAGAGATTAACGATTATAAGTGAAAATCCAAAAATAGCCGATTGGTGGAAAAAAATGGAAGATAAACACGGCAGTGAAGAAAGTCCGAGATTTGATATGAGAACAAACCTAACGGTTTCAAAACAGATTGAATTAGCTAAAAATCCATTTAGAAAAGCTATTGATTTACACGAATTATCACAACAACAAACGGATTTATTTGAAATAGAAACAGATTGTTTCTGCAAAGCAACTTAAAAAAAATAGTTTGATGGAGTATAAAAACGTCTCGCACCATTGAAAGATAAGGCGTTCTATTATTTATAAAATCTAAAAATTAAAATTATGAAAATCAAAAACCAATGGATTGTGTTTAATGTCAATCAAGATCAAATGTTAGTTGAAACCGAAAGCGGAAAGTATTATTTATACACTTATCACGCAGGATTCCAAGAAATATCTTCTGAAAAGGCGAACGTCTTAATAAATGAGGCATAACGTTTTTATTGTTGCTACTCACCACAAAAAACTATTGAAAGTGCTACAAAAAACCCTTGACAACAATTATTTTATTGAGTATTCAAATTACTTCGAATTTGAAGATAAAACTTTTGCTTTTCGAAAAAAAGAGTTATTTGATATAACCAGCATGCCAAAACGTATAGATTTAAAAAACAATAATAATTGTTTTGGTTATTGGATAAATCGAAAATGGTTGAGCCTATCCAAAATAAAAGAACTCGTAAAAGTAGAAAATAAAACAATTGATGTTTCAGAACTACAATGGTACGATCAAATAAAATTAGATCATGTATTTTAAAATAAAAACCTTGGTATTAATTTATCAAGTTTTTTTATTATATTTACAAAAATTTTCGTTATGGCTTGCGCGCAGTACACACTTACACAATATCAAGTAATTTCAGACGCTATTGCCACTGGTGCATTAACCGTGCATTATGGCGATAAAACGGTAACGTATCGCTCGTTAGATGAAATGATTCGCATTCAAACTATGATGAAAAACTGTTTATTTCCAGAACAAAATACGAATAACGGCCGAAAATTTGCCAGTTTCTCGAAAGGAACCAATAGATGCCGATAATCCACATCGTTTTTAATAAAATATCAAAATGAATGTAATTGACAAAACAATATCCATTTTTAGTCCAGAATTAGGAGCGAAGAGGGCAAAATTCAGGGCGGTTGAGAAAACTATTCAGAATAGTATAAGAGCGTATGAAGGAGCTACAAAATCCCGTAGGGGCGATGGATGGACAGCCTACAACACGTCAGAAAACGCAAACAGCGATATTCAGAAAAGTTTAAAAACTTTGCGGGATCGTTCCGTGGACGGTTATAAAAATAACGCTTCAATTTTCAAAGCAATTCGAACTATTCAAAACAACGTTATTGGCACGGGAATTATGCCAACCCCCGTTTCAGTTTCTGGAGAATCAAAATTATCAAAAAATGAAATTCAGAAAATAAAAGATGAATGGAAAGCTTGGGCAGAATCGGTAGAATGTGATTTTGATGGGTTTTTCACTCAATATGGTTTGCAGTCTTTGATTATGCGAAATGTGGCGATGCAGGGAGAAGTTTTTATTTTAAAACGTCGTGATTCTTCCAGCAGACACCCTATTAAATTGCAGGTGCTAGCTCCGCATATGGTCGACCATACAAAAAATTCGTATATGATTATCGAGCGTGCAGGAAACTATGTTGTACAAGGCGTGGAATTCAACAGTCAAGGTAAACGTGTTGGATATTGGGTTTTCGACCACAACCCAAATAACGAATATACAATGAAATTGGCTCCTAAATTTGTCAGTTCAGATGATATGATTCACGTATTTTATAAAGAATTTCCAGAGCAAGTACGGGGCGTGCCGTTCGGAACGGCTACAATGTTGTCAATGCGGGATTTAGCCGATTATAAAGATGCTCAATTGATGTTGCAAAAAGTGGCCGCATGTCACGTAGCGTTTACCACTAAACAGGAGTCGGGTGACGGATTGGGTGGGCTGGACACCGAAACAGTACAGGAAATTGACAGAATGGAACCCGGAATAATCGAAAGACTTGCCCCTGGCGAAACCGTGACTTTCAATAATCCCCCAACGCCTTCGAGTTTTTCAGAATACGTTTCTAAAAACCAACAAGAAAACGCAGCCGGTTACGGAATTACCTATGAACAATTAACAGGCGATATGGGTAATGTTAATTTTTCAAGTGGCCGTATGGGTTGGATTGAAGCACAACGACAAATTGAAGACTGGCAATACAATATGTTTATTCCCCAATTTTGTGATAAAATATGGCTTTGGTTTATTGAAGGCTTGAAAATAAAAATGATTCTGAACAAAAACGCACAAGCCGAGTGGACACCACAAGGACGTGAAATGATTGACCCTGTCAAAGAAATGAACGGACTTATTT